TCACCGTCGAGCGCACCACCGTTGACGGTCGCACACTCGAGCTCTACACCGTTGTCGAAGGTTACGATCACGACATCAGCCCAACAAGCTGGCGCACGAATCTCATGACCTCACCGATGAATTCATATTCGATTACGATTTAAGGGGTAAGGAATGCCACTAGCACCGCAAATCACCAACACGCCAATTCCTGCTTCGACTTGGTACGTCTCAACAGATTTCCAGACTGACGCTGGCGGCATCGCTACGGTTCAGACCACGACCACCTTCTACGCTAACCCGACACCAACAGCCAGCGCCATTGGCGACGTATGGTTCGACATCAGCAACGGAAACAAGCAACACCGTTGGGATGGAAGCACTTGGGCAGACGTTCAAGACACTGCAATTTCTACGGCCGCTTCAGATGCTTCAACAGCCCTCTCAACTGCAAATTCCGCACAAACATCAGCCAACGGCAAAAATAAAATTACCTACTCGTCAAGCACTCCTTCTGGCTCTGGCACAAATACCGGAGACATCTGGTGGCAATACCTAAGCGGCAACATTATCGGCCAGTGGGCATGGAACGGCTCATCATGGGTTTCCTCACCAATCACCAGTTCCGTCATCGCTAACCTAGACGCTGGCAAAATCACTAGCGGAACCATTAGCTCGATTGAATATAACAACGGATCTGGCACATTTCACGTCACTTCCGCTGGCGCATTGACGGCTTCTAGCGCCACAATTACCGGAACGATTCAAGCGACTTCTGGCTGGATTGGAAACTCATCGTCTGGCTGGCTATTTACTTCTGGCGGATACATCACAAACTCAGGGGCAACGACAGCCTTATATCCAAACATTTCCGCCAATTCTTTTGCGCTCATCACTGACCGAGCAGTAGCGGCTCAAACAGGTTTTCAATCTGGCAATTCAACTGGATCTTATCTGCGCGGCGCATCGGTTTCTTCAAGTGCTGGATGGGTATCGCAGGGACATATTGTTCCCGGAGATAGCACTGGCTCAGGCATTGACGCAGCTTATTCAATAGGTTCAAGCTCTTTCCGTTGGAATTATATTTATTCCGCACACTCCGCAATTAACACCTCGGACCAACGAGTCAAAAATGATATTCAGCCAGCCGCTCTCGGCTTGAATTTCATCAGCAAGCTCAATCCAGTGTCATTCAAGATGAACGTTGGAAATGTCAAAACAACTATTGACGACAAAGGCGAAACGGTTGCAACTCCTATCGCTGGCACACGACGCCATTATGGATTCATCGCACAAGAAGTCAAGGCAGCACTCGAGGGCTTGGTAAACAACCCTGACCTTGATTTCGCTGGTTGGACTATGGACGACCCAACAGATCCAGAATCTCGTCAAGGCCTTGTTTATGATTATTTCATCGCACCATTGGTCAAAGCTGTTCAGGAATTAACTGCTCGTGTTGCCACATTGGAATCTAAGTAATGCCACAAGTGAGCAGCGATGAGATTATTGCAAGTCTCAGACAACTCATAGGCGAATTGGTTCAAGAAAACATCACATTGAAGTTGTTACTTGGTAAAATAGAGGCAGGGGATAAACCTCAACAGTAAGGAACAATTAAATAACACTTAACGACTGGTCAGATTTGGCGAACGTACTTTATGGGTTCACGTTCTCAATAGGAGCAATCGGGGGCGTTATCTGGTGGATTTTTCATCGGGTAATTGCACAAATTATCAAAGCCGAAACTAAAGGCAACAGGGGCATTCGTCGAAAGCGAGGCTCTGATGTTTAAGAAGAAATTCATCCATCCAGACACCGGTGACGTTTTAACTTTTAGCGAGCAAGTCTCGTGGAAGGTTCAAGGAGTCATCCGTAACTGGTTTTTCATCATATTCTGGACCGTCCTCAGCATTGTCTGGTGGATTCGTCCGCACTGGTTCAAGGATAATTCGTCCTATGTCCACTGGCAGCTTATTGCCAGCTTCATCGCAGTCATCATCGAGCTGATTGTCGGTATTTCCATGCTTTCGCAGACTAAGCGGGACGCTCAAATCATCCGACACATCCTCAAGCTCGAGCGTAATCAGACCGATGACCTTCGGGACTTGATTGACAGCTTGGAAGACTATGAGTAACTACAAGCCCCGAATCGGGGACTACGGTTGCGTCAAGACCAACGGGCTGATGGGAAAGCTGATTCGTATCGGCACTCTCTCCCGCTGGAATCACGCCTTTATCTACATCGGCGGCGACCAGATTATCGAAGCCAACCCTAAAGGCGTCGAAATCAGCCCGCTGTCGAAATATTCTTACGTCGCTTGGAATCAGCACGAGGTCCTCAACGACCAGCAGCGGTTGATTATCGTTGCCCAAGCTCGGCAGATTATCGGCAAGCCCTATGGGTTTTTCGTCATTGCTGATCTTGGATTCCGTATTTTGGGGTTGAAAATCCTTGCCAATACCAAGCTCATGAAATATCTCTCGACGAAGAATGGATACATCTGCTCTGAATTGGTGGCCGAGTGCTACCGCAAGGCAGGAATTCCACTTTTCGGCAAAGAAGATTACCTCGTTACCCCCGGCGACTTAGCCGAGCGTCTGATTTACCAATAGGAGTCACATTGTCCATTCAAGCCAACGCCGTCTTAGATATTGCCAAGAAATATGTCCAACAAGGCTACAAAGAAAGCCCCAATAACGACAGCATTTTCGGCGCATGGTATGGCGAGAACCACCAATCTTGGTGCGCCATGTTCGTGTCCTACTGCTTCAACCAAGCTGGTGCAGGAGCGCTCATCGCTGGAATCCAATCCCCGAAGGGTTTTGCCTACTGCCCAACAGCGGTCAACCATTTCACCACCACTCATCAACTCGTGCCAGTTGCATCGGCTCAAGCTGGTGACATTGTTTTCTTTAACTGGGAAGGTCAAAAGGAAGCGGAGCACGTTGGTCTGGTCGTATCTAACGACACCCAACACCGTGTCCTGACCACCTATGAAGGCAACACCGGAGCGCCGGGAGTCAACCAATCGAATGGAGACGGTTGCTATCAAAAGCAACGCCAGTATTCGTTCGTCGTTGCCGTGGCGCGTCCAAAATGGGTCAATTAACTCAATCTGTTATTCTTTCCACACCTTCGCCTAGAAAGGGCAAGCATGAAGATCTCTCCTAAAGTTACGAAAATTGCTGAACACTACGCCATCGCATTCGTCTCGACTGCCGCTGGTATCTGGTACTCAGGCGACCATCATCCTCTCGGAGTAGCTAAGGCCGCCGCCGCTTCTGTCTTCGGACCAGTAATCGGTGCAGCGCTCGCTAAGGCTCAGAAGTTTATTGCTGTTTATCAGGTCGGCAAGGCTCAAATCAAGGCCACCACACCTGCACCAGCAGCTCCAACAGCTCCGGCGGCTCCGGCGGCATAACTTGAGCCTTCGCAAAGCAATCGAGGCATTCCTCGCTGATCCACCACTCCAACAGGGTTATCCGTGCAAGGTCAACCGCCTTCTGGCTGATTTAGCCAAGGAAGACGCACAAGCCCTCGAGGAGTTGGTAGATAAACAGGACATCGCGGCGGCAGCAGTCGCTCGGCTCCTCAACGAGCACGGCTTCGACATCAAAAGCGCATCCATCATCAAGCACCGCAAACGCGGTCAACACAACGGATGTCGGTGCGTTAAAACGAAATGACTCTCCGTGCCGAGATTAAGAAACTAATCAAAGCCAGCAAGGAGCCAAAATCCACGACTCGAATTTCGTTTCCACAGACGGTTCGGTTGAGGATTTTGGCTCGTTGCGGATTTACGTGTCAACACTGCGGCGCTAGTCTTTTCGAGATTGAGCCACACATTGACCACATCGTTCCGCTCGCCAAGGGTGGCACGAATGATGAAAGCAATCTGCAAGCATTATGCGCTCCCTGCAACTTGGCCAAGGGGACGCAAGACGATCAGGGGGCAAAGCTCATGAACCGCAAGGAAATCCTCGACGAAGCCAATCGGCTGACTCATGGTGACCGTGACAAGAATTACGGCACTCCAAAAGTGAACCACGAACGCATCGCCGCTCTCTGGTCGGTTGTATTAGAGACCGAGATCAGCCCCGCGCAAGTGGCCCTCTGCATGGCTCAGGTCAAGGTTGCCCGCCTCATCGAGTCCCCGGAGCATCTCGACAGCTTCATCGACGCCGCGGCTTATATGGCCATCTCAGGCGAAATCGCCACCGAAAACCCTTAACCCTTACCTAACGAAGCCTTAAGTAAAGGCTAAGCCCCTCAACGCCACCTCGCCGGCGCTGGGGGGCTTCTTCGTCGTTTCTAGGGGCTATAATTGACCTACAGCACCCCCTACGCCTCTACTCAAAGCGCACCAAGGGGGTCACTATTATCGGCCCCAGAACCGTCCCTGAAACTCGATTCCGAGTAGACCAAACGGCTGGGGTCTTTCCACGACACGCCGAAATTGCCTAATTGACGGTTGTTGACATTCCCCCCAATCGCTGATGAACTACTCCTAGAGCCGAGGGGACAGGAACCCGAAGCATCCAGAACAGGGGCAACAAAATG